TTACCACCATTACTAAATGAGATGCACCAATTTGTAAAAGACCAATACGATTCAGTTTATGGTTATGGAATTGAAACAGATGATATGGTTGCAAGATATTGGTTTAATCTAAGCAGGGAAGTTGGAAGGGATGATGTTATGATAGTTTCAATAGACAAAGACTACAAGCAGTTTCCTTGCCTGATGTACAATTACCATTATAAGCATCAGGAGATACTAGACATATCAGAAGACCAAGCAATGTATAATTTCTATGAGCAGATGATTATGGGTGATACTGCTGACAATGTAAATTACTTTAAAGGAAAAGGTAAAAGGTTTGCAGAAAAGTATTATGCAGAATGCACAACCAAATACCAATATACTAGAAAGCTGTATGAATTATTTAAACAAGAATACAAGGGAAAAGCAAGACAGAAATATGCTGAATGCTATCACCTTTTAAAACTAAGAACAGAATGAAGATACTAAATTTATATGCCTGTTTAGGTGGCAACAGGTACAAGTGGAACGAAGTAAAAGAAGACATTGAGGTTACTGCTGTTGAATGGGATGAAGAACTTGCAAGGCTATACCAAGAACGTTTCCCAAACGACAAAGTGATTGTTGCAGATGCCCACCAATACCTGCTTGACCATTATAAAGAATTTGATTTTATATGGAGTTCTCCTCCTTGCCCATCACATAGTAGGTTTCAAATCTCTATGAAAACTAAAAGAAAAATGGTTTATCCTGATATGAAACTATATCAAGAAATAATATTTTTAGATAATTATTTTGAAGGTAAATATGTTGTTGAGAATGTAATTCCATTTTATGAACCTTTAATTCCTGCAAAAAATAGAGGTAGGCATTTGTATTGGGCAAACTTTAATTTACCAAATGATTTAAAAGGAAGAAAAAACCCTGATTTTTCAAGGGTTAAAGATGTTGTCGGTGTTATGTCTAAATTTCATAATTATGATTTTAAAAAGTACAAAGGTGAGCAACCAATAAATAAAATAGCAAGAAACCTTGTAGACTATGAAGCAGGAAAAACAATCTTAGAAACAGTATTAGGTATAGAAAAACAAAATAACACAAACCAAATAAAAATGTTTTAATGAAAGCAACACAAATCCATTACGATAACGGAAAAGAATATGATGTTATTGATGTAATTAATGATTACGAATTAAACTTTAGCAGAGGTAACGTATTAAAATATATTATCAGAGCAGGAAAAAAGACTGATGAATTAGGTGACTTATTAAAAGCACAGGATTATCTAGAACGAGAAATAGAACTTTTAAGAAACAAATTATGAGACAGAAAGATTTAGAAAAATTAAGTGGTGCAATATTAACCTCATTTATCAACCTGCATTTTTTAGAAGATGCTGATAAGATTGGTTTATTCAAGCAAAAAGTAAGAAACAACGTTAGAAGGACTATAAGCGACTTAAAAGAAATAGAGGTAAATTACTATAACAAAGTAGAAGAAGTTGATGAAAGTGACCTTGCTGATAAGCTAACGACAAATAAAATGGTTTTTTTAGAATGGCTTTTAAATAAGTTTGATTTCAATGACTTTTGTAAGATTCAAGAAATATGTTTGGCATATGAATTAGACAAAGAAGCAATCACAGAATCATCAGATAAAGTATTAGAAAATAACGGAGCAACATCAATAGGGTAAATTATGGTATTAAAAGATATACAAAAAATTGGTAATAGTGTAAAAGAAATGTCAGGAATAGATATTTTTAAAAATACAAGAAACAGAACACACGTTGAGTTAAGGGCATTAGTTTGTTTTATCCTGCGAGAAAAATTAGGAATGAGGTGGACAAACATTTCATTATACTTTGAATCAGAAGGAAAAACTATGCATCACGCAACAGCTATTCATTCAGTTAAGATGTACCCAATTTACAGAAAGTATAATAATGATTTACAGGAATTAGAAAGGTGCTTTAATTTTAAAAGCGAATTGCAATATGATGAAATTGACAAGTTGCATTACCTGCAGGGAAAGTTTGACAACTTAGAATCTAAATACAATGCTTTAAAAAACAAAATTAAAAACAATCCTATCTTAAAAGTACTACAAGAAATACCTGAAGATTATGTTGGTGAAGTAATTCAGACAATAGATTTAGTGAAGAAAAGTTGGGAATGGAAGAAAAAATAATTACTTACAACTAAATTGTATATTATTTAGTGCGTATAAATTAACGACAAACTACTTTGACTATCATAATCATCAAAATATTAACGACAACTGAATTGTACAAGATTAGTACTGATTAAAAAAAATAAGGGTATCGGTTAAAGCTATACCCCCTAATAAATAAACAATAACATTTAATGTTAGACATAGCAAGTATTAATTTTGTACGTTGTTATGCACTTTTAAAATTATGGAAAAAGAACTAAACTATTTAAGTGAGCGATTACAAGCGGTTGAAAACAATATAGCACGTGATTTAGATTATGGTTATAGTGGCAAAAAAATAGACCACCAATTAGAAGAACAAAGTCTTTTAGAAAACATAATAAGTGCGTTAACAATAAATGAACTTAAATAATTTTTATTGTGCCTAACACTAAGATAAAAGAACGTTTTAATGTTCTTTATCGACTGTTGACCCACGTTTTAATGTGGGTAATTAAAAATTAAATTAAAATTAAAATAAACTAAAATGATAAAAGCGATTTTTTGGATAATGGTTGCAGTAATTGTAGCAAAAGTAGGAAAGGCAATAGCTAAAAAGTTATTCCCTGAAGATTGGGAATGAAAGATTTAGGTTTTATTACGTTATAATAGAAACATTTACAATGGAGTTATTACGTTATGAAATTAAAGTAGGGTTTTTTAAAGGGGTTTTGTTTGGTATCAGGCATTACCCTTTTGAAGATGAAGAAACATTTGAAGAAGATATAGTTTTATACTTTGGATTATTTCAGTTAATAATTACAAGAATATACAGAAAATAATTTTTTTGTAACTTGCTAAAAAATATAAACAATGATTAAAGCTAAAATAGAAAAGGTAAGCATATCATCAATAACAGAAAATGCTGCAAATCCTAGAACAATCAACAAGCATAAGTTTCAAAAACTTGTTAATAGTGTAAAGGAATTTCCTGAGATGTTATCACTTAGACCAATCATAGTCAATAAGGACAATGTTATCTTGGGTGGTAATATGCGTTACAAGGCTTGTAAGGAACTTGGACTAAAAGAAGTCTATATTATACAGGCAACAGATTTAGATGATAAACAAGCACAGGAATTTATCGTTAAAGACAACGTAGGTTTTGGAGAATGGGATTGGGATGTTTTAGCAAATGATTGGAATGTAAAAGAATTAGAAGAATGGGGATTAGATGGCTTTCCTTTTGATATTGAAGAAAATGAAGAAGAAGAAGTTTATACTAAAAATATAGAAGCACCTACTTATGAGCCTAAAAACAAAAAACCAACAGAAGATGAACTATACAATGAAGATAAAGTAAAAGAATTAATAAAAAAGATAGGACTTTCAAATATAGAAAAAGGAGAAAAAGAATTTTTAATAAAAGCAGCATACAGGCATACAATATTTAACTATCAAAGTATTGCAGATTTCTATTCTCATTCAAATAAAGAAGTTCAGGAATTAATGGAAGATAGTGCTTTAGTTATAATTGATTTTAATAAAGCTATTGAAAATGGTTATGTAAAACTCAGCAAGGAAATAGAAAAATCATATTTAGAAGATTATGGAGAATAAAGAATTTGCAATATTTATACTAACTTACGGAAGGTCAGATAGAGTCATAACCTATGAAACTTTAAAAAAACGAGGATATACAGGCAAAGTGTATTTTATATGTTCAGATGATGATAAAGAATTAAAAAAATATAAAAACTTATATAAAGACAAAGTTATTGTATTTAGTAAAAAAAATTATAAGGACAAATTTGACATAGGAGATAATTTTGATGATGAAAGGGTAGTTGTTTATGCAAGAAATGCTTGTTTTGATTTAGCAAAAAAGATAGGTATTAAATATTTTTTAGTATTAGATGATGACTATATTGCTTTTCATTATCGTTTATATTATATGAATAAACCTGAACAGATAAAAAATTTAGATACAGTCTTAGAATTAATGTTAAAGTTTTACAAAAGTATTCCTGCTAAAACAATTGCTATGTCACAGGGGGGTGATTTTATAGGTGGAGCAGGAAATTCTTATGCTACAAATCCAAAACTTAGAAGAAAATGTATGAATAGTTTTTTATGCTCAACTGATAGACCTTTTACCTTTGTAGGTAGAATAAATGAAGATGTAAATACTTATGTGCAAAATGCTACAACAGGAGATTTATTTTTTACTTTACCTATATTATCATTAACTCAAAAAGTAACTCAATCAAATGAAGGTGGATTGACAGAAATATATTTATCAAAAGGGACTTATGTAAAATCTTTTTATTCAGTTATGTACACGCCTTCATCAGTTAAGGTATCTATAATGGGAGATAAGCATATGAGGTTACACCATAGAGTAAGTTGGAAACATACAACACCTGTAATACTAGATGAAAAATATAAAAAGAAATGAACGAAAGTAGACATATAAAAAAGGAATCACTATTAGCAGCACTAGAACAAAGCCTAGGGGTGGTTACAGTAGCTTGTAAGAAAGCAGACATACCTAGAAGCACATATTACAAATGGCTAAATGAAGATAGTGTATTTGCAAAGGATGTTCAGGAAATAGAAAATGTAGCTTTAGATTTTGCAGAAAGCCAATTGCATAAACAGATAGCAGCAGATTCAACAGCAGCTACAATATTCTACCTAAAGACAAAAGGTAAGAAACGAGGTTATGTTGAAAGACAAGAAATTACAGGTGCAGATGGAATGCCAACACATTTTGAAATAGAAATCATTGAGAATAAAAACTAATGCTGTTTTTAGACATATCTTAGAAACAGATAAAAAGATATCAATAGAGCAAGGTGGAACTAGGTCAGGGAAGACCTACAATATCCTGCTGTATATCATCTTCCATTATTCATTAAAGAATACAGGTAAGACAATTACAATATGTAGGAAAACATTTCCTTCAGTTCGTGCTTCTGTAATGAGGGATTTTTTTGATATACTAAAATTACACAAGTCTTATTTTGAAGACAACCATAATAAATCAAATCACGAATACAGATTAAATGGAAACCTAATTGAGTTCATCTCATTAGACCAACCTCAAAAAGTTAGAGGTAGAAAAAGACACCTGCTTTT